GGCTGACGCGTCGGGTATGAGAATGAGCTGATTGTTTGCGAAGTGGTAAGGATACAGTTCCTTAAGACCCTGGGCAATCTGCATCGTGTCTCGGTACACAGCTTCATTAAAGAAATGGAACTCGTCACCACGTCTGACAAGATGTTGCGTGACACAGTTGCCAACGTTAAGGTCAACGCCGCAGTAAATCGTTTCATCCTTGCCAGGCTGGGCATCGGTGTAGTGCAAGGTTCTATCCCAATCAGGATAGAGAGCACAGGACGCCAGGTTGACGAATTCACCTTCGAGATAGGCCTGAATCAGCTGAGGCGGGTAATTACGCTCAAGACTGGGGATGAATTCAGGAGGCAAGAAGGGATTGTCTCTGGTCTTCACCCTGATAAGCCGTTTGTCTTCGCCATCCTCCTCAACAAACGTCCGATAGCAATATCTGTAGCCCTCGGGCGTAGACGCGATGGCCAACTGATTAACGTTGCCAGTCCTCATTCGGGCCAACAGCATCTCGCCCGCTTTCTGTGCTACATCAACAGCGCTCGTGTCTGCCTCGTCCCAAACGGCCGCTGCTAGGTTTTGCCCGCGAATGCGTTGATAATTCTCAGCTGATTGACATAGGATTGTCACCGGCCCAGTGGGTAACTCCAAATGATATTCAGGCTGTGGTGACGCACGGAATGAGAACTCAATTTCCCACTGCTCCAACGCCGCGTCCAATGCGGGGATGAGAACCGTCCTAATCATTGGGAACGTCGGCTCGCAAGCCATGAGCGTCTGGCCTGGATTGCGCAGCCCCAGGAATATCAGCTTGGCGGCCAAAGCCCAAGATTTGCCACTGCCAAAACCACCGATATAACTCAGGATGCGGTGATTCTCATCGGCCAGAAACTCGCGCTGAGCCGGCAGGCAGTCGGCCAAAATGCGGTCACGCAGGGCCTGCTCGGCCCCAGGGTCCACCACTACCTCTCTTGATTTGGGCGCCTCGAGAATAGTCCCACCGGCCACTGATTCAAGAATGCTCATGTCGTTATCGGTGTTATCATTGGGGCAATTGCCACTGCGAATTGCAGTTCTTAGGCATCTCCGGTCGATATGCTTTGCTCACCAAAGAGCAAGAGATTGAATTGGGGCGGCGAATCCAAAAGTGGCTGACGCACCCAGAGCCAGTGCCTAGAGGCGTCGAACGTTCAGGTCGTAAAGCGCGTGATACCTTTGTGCTCTGCAATTTACGACTAGTGACCAAAATTGCTAAGTCATATACAAGAAGACTAGCTGGCACTGGGCTCACGTTTGAGGACTTGCTGCAGGAAGGTGTGATGGGATTACAACGTGCCGCTGAGAAATATGACAGCGAATGCGGTTATGCATACTCAACCTATGCGACCTGGTGGGTCAGGCAGGCACTGTCACGGGCGATCGAGATGAAAGGTGGTATGGTCCACGTGAGCGCTGAGGCCAGACGTAAATTGCGCAGATATGAACAAGCCCGAGAGGAGGGATTAAGCCATGAGGACGCGATGGCCAAATGGGAATTAAAAGAGCGTGACGTGTTCACGATTCGACAGGCGGCAATGGTCAGGCATGTTGTGGCGCTGGACGCAATGGATGTTCACGATACCATTTGACAAACGCGGATTCAACATGATATAATTTGTTCATGGAGATGCAATGAGCACTCCCCCAACGTTCAAATGACCCGCACCACCACAGAAACAGCCCTCGCAATCATCGAACGCGGCATAATCGTTTCAGCTAAAGACGACGTCGCCTTCACCAGCCGTTGCGTAAAGGTGAGCCCTAAGGGCTACTTCTTCATTAATGGACAGCGAAGCTCCAAAGAGCAGGCAGTCCAAGCTCTGGCCCACTATCTGAATGAAGAAGCCAAAGAACCAGCAGCCGTTAGGCGCACCGATTTCTCATGGCACAATTTGAACCCAGCCACGCAGGCTTTGTTCTTCGAGCTAGCTGAGCAGATTCTGGAAGCAACGAAGGATGCCAATTTCGAGGTGGCCGTCCGCATCGGATACGACATCCCGTCCTACGGCAAGCAGAATCAGCCCCGTGTTACCAATCTGAAGAAGGCAGGCGTGCTGGCATCTGTCGAGGGCAAGGTTAAATCACACAAAATGCTTGCCATTACAGATGCAGGCCGTCAGGTCTTGGTCAACGCAGGCGTCTTATGAACAACGCAGCCAACATCCACCCGTTCAAGATTCATTTACTAGACAAAGCCACCTGTTACAACTTCCTGCTCGACAACGGGCAGGTCGCAGGTTGGAGTTGGACCAAACGACGTCTCCAGGACCGAGTGACCGAATACATCAGCGGTCGCGAACACGAAATCACCTACTGCACCTTCAAATGAAATGTTTCATCGCCATTGTGGCCACGCTCATCTGCTGCATGGGCAACGAGATGCCCGCCAACGTCAGCTCCCATCCGGCACCAGCGCATGACCGGTTCTAGAGTCCCTTGGGGCCATCGCCCCGACCTTATCATCGCAGAGGCCAAGCTAAGGGCCAAGGCCTCTAAGGATGGCCGTGGCCTAACGCATCTCGAGCGCTCATTTTGGGAAGCCCAAAAACGAAATATTGACAAACAATAATATCCATTGATATAATATGTGCATGGGAGGCAATGAGCCGCCCGCACCTTGACAACATGGGACGCATCAGCGATACATTCCGCGCTCGCTTTGACGAGATGCGAGAACGTCACGCCGAAACCGATCGGCAGCTGGCAGAGAGCTACAAAAAACTCCAGGCCAGCATAGACGAGATCAACCGGATCAACCGCGAGATTGAACGAATCTGACACACGGGGCCGCAAGGCCCCTTTTTTATGGGCGCATTGACAAAGAACGCTATCCCATGATATAATTTGTTCATGGGCGGCATTGAGCCGCCCGCACCTTGGCAACTAAAGATGACTGACACCGCACGGCTTCGGGCCGCGATGGAAATTCGGGCGCGGCTCTGGGAGCTGATGACCGAAGAGGAACAGGAGCTTTATCCGGTTCTTGACCACCTCGCGGATTTTATCGAAGATTTGAAATGAACGACGGGGCCTACGGGCCCCTTACCCATCTCTCCTCAAATGACTTACGAACTAGACGACGTCCAAGCCCAAATCAAGCTAGCCATCAAACATATGAAGATGGCACTCGACATTTCACACAAACTCAACGACGGAGACCTTAAAGACACACCTGATGTCATTTGGGACCTGTCAATGTTCGAGTTCCTGCTCCACGAGGATTTAGACGAATACGCAGCATTTAACAATATCCTCGAAGACAAACTCGCAGACCATGGGCTCTAGAAGCCCCTCCGTGGGCCCTTTTGTTTAATCCGATGGCAGGAGGGCCTGTCGCTGCCTTCTGGCATCTTCCTCGCGCTCAAAAGCCTTTCTCAGCTGCGCTTCCTTATCAGGCACCAGATGCGCACTGGTGCACCAAGCTCTGAAACCCTTGTATTCAGTCCAGATTCCCTCTTCCTTCATTTCTGGTACAGCCCCGCCAGAGCATGTAGTTCTTTGAATGCTCCCAATGCTACAGCCAAGTTGTTTTCTTCCTGTGCCTTGACAGCGAGAGCCTCAAGCCGCGTCATCTGCTGGGCCAAAAAGTCAGCACGCTCGATAGATAAAGCAGACCTGTTTGCGGTTCGAATCTCATCTAGCAGTGCCTCAGTTTCATCAGCATCGATGCCCCACAGGTCAGCTGCCTTCTGATGCAACCGATGAACAGGCCAGCCTTGGTCCACCCAGAGCTGCAATGCAGCGATTTGATCTGACTTCTCAATCTTCATGCCGTCATATTAACCCCTGCACCCCATACATACACTGCACCCCGTTTCCAACCCTTTCCGGAAAAACACCTTTTCCTTTCCTTTTTTTTTAAATTAAAAAGTAGGAAGGGGAGGAGAGCAAATCGCCGCTTTTACGGTCGCCTTGCCCATGCATACCCTCCTACATCCTTGCCTATATGCTTGGTGGTCTGAATATCGCTTTAGAACGCCCATTAACAGTTTTACGTGTTTTCGTGAACCCCAACCTACGTAGTATCTTTGCAATACGTGGTAAGTCTGTGTTGGTCTGTTGGCTGGCTGGGATTTGCATCCCTTCTAGAACATCCGATGTCGTTATGTAACCCTCGATTTCACCCTTATCAGGGTCTGGCTCTGTCATCCACCTGACCCAGAACTTCTCGATTTTTTCGGTCCATGGGTCCTCCTCCATCAACAGGTCATTGGCCTTCTCGCTCCAGGCCTTCTCCTCCTGTGACGGCCACCAGGGCAAGCCATTGAGATAGTCCCGTTTGGCGCTGGCCCAAATCGAGTCACGCATCGCCAGGATTTTGTTGAAGTCCACATTCTCAGTGACTTCATAGACCACAAAACGACGGTTGCCAGTCTCATCAACAAAGAAACCATCGGCCTTGTTAGTCGTGCCGCAGATAATGAACGGGCGACCATAGTCCTGGACACCACGGCCATAAGGCACGCGCATTGAGTCTGTCTTCACAGACAGCAGGTTTTTGGTCGCGCCAGCAGTACGGCCACCAATCGATGAATCGAGTTCACCCCACTCAACAATCCACTTGCGGTGCATCTTGAGCGCGTCATCACGCACATTATTTGAAGGGGAAAAGCCCTCGAGGAACCATTCATCAGATGCCAGCTCCTGGAAGAACCGTGATTTACCACTCATGCCCTCGCCACTCAAAACGTGGACATGGCCAAAAGCAGCGCCAGGGTCATAGGCACGAGCGACACCGCCAATCAGCCACTTGCGCAGCATGGAGTTGTCAAATTCAGTAGGCTCGCCCCCGAGCAGAGTCTGGCAGATATTGGCCCACATCTCATCAGGCAGCGGCACATCGCAGGAGTCCAGATACTCACGCACTGGATGGAACTTGCGCTCACGGGCCAACTTGCAAAGACAGTCAATCATCGTGTCTTTGGAAACCTTGATGCCGCACTCTTCAATGGAGATGTAGGTGTGGGACATGTCGATGTCCTCAATCGGCTCGCCATCAATCCAAACGTGGTTGTCCATCTCGTTCCATCGGAACGAATCACCAATGCCGCGCAGCGACGTGATGATGGCCAACGGTGTTGGCTTAAACAACTTGCCAACCTCAGGTGCCACCCACCCCAGCCGCTTGATCCAGCTCTCGCCAGATTTAGCGGCAATTTGCTTTGGGACACGCAGTGACCGTTGATAGCCATGCTGGTAGGCGTGCCACCAGAAGGTGCCAGCCGTGACGTCACGGGAGCCGTCGTAGTCGACCACGTGGCGAGCGTCAAAGTCGCCCCAACCAGCAGCCTCAATCAGCTCGATTGCATGCTCACGACCCAGCCCAGCAGACTCGCAGGCATCAGCTAAGCCCCAGGCGATGTTGCGGTATGTCGGATAAGAGTTGGTGCCAGAACCGGTGCGGGCAGGGATAACAGCAAAAGCAGCATCAATTTCGCCCTGAGTCCCAGGCTCAAGATTCTTGACCTGGCGGGTGATGCGTTTCTTGGTTATCAGTGGCAGCAACGCGTCGAGCTTACGCAGAGTGACACGGGAATCAGAATGATGAACAACCTCAGCAGGCTGGCCAGTCTTGCGATGTAGGAACCCAGGCACGCGCATCACACGAGAAGGGTCTTTAAGCGCCGGGTCACTGCCTGAATACTCAATCAAGCGCAGCTGGATGTTGCGCCACTTATCGACTGTACAAGGCTTGTCCAGAACCCAATAGTTGTGGACAGACTTGTTGCCAGTCAGCAACTGCAATGTCGGTTCAGGTAACTCGAGCTCTTTCCACGCCGACAGCTGCCATTCAATGGGCTTGTCGTCCCACTCAACGAAGAATGCACGGCACAAGGTGATGTCATCAGCCTTGTCGCCACCATCATTGACGACGAAAAAAACGTCCGCGTCATCAGGCTGTTTAAAGTCCTCATGCCAGTTGAGTTTGTTGGCCTCATTCGCCCCAATAACACGCAACCGTACTTCGTCCTTGCCCAGGACAGAGAAAAAATCGAGTGCGTTCATTTGATCACCGGCAGTACTTGAAAATAGATGCCTTGTACATCCTGTCGGCATTCGAATGTAGCCTTACCAGGATTGCCACACTCAACGCAGAAGAAGCTCGTACCATGCTCAGATGCGAAGAGATAGGTAGCATCATCCGAGAGGAATGACAAATGGGTGCCGCCGCACCACGGACAGTGGAGCTCAGTCATGTTAAAATACCAAAGTGTTGTGAAAGCGCATCCTGAAGCCCTGGGTCCTTAGCCGGAGCCCAGGGCTTTTTGATGCGTGGAGCCATTATAGCATAGGCTCAGACCTGCATCATGCATGAATGTATGTCAGGTCCCATGTTACACTAGCTTTGAACGTTGGGACCGTTCATGCCCTGGGTGGAGAGGAGACCACCCGGGGCTTTTTCATGTCAGAATGTCAACGGCCTCTTGTACGGATGTAGCAACGCCGGCAATCCCGCCCATTTTCTTGACGTGCTCCAAGAAGTTGACTTGGTCAGGTCGTGGCTTCTGCCCGGGCAACTTCACTTCAATCGCCACAAATCTGCCATTGCAGATACCAATCAAATCGCTACTTCCAGCGGGCAGTCCGGCCTGCACCCATTTCCCATCTTGAGTCTTAAAAGTCCCAACGCTGTTGCGCCATAGCGTCACATGTGGGCATTGCTGGCTAACAGCTAATCGAATTTCATTCTGAAGCCTGGTCTCTTTCTGGACGGCCATTCAGATCTTCTCAATGTTGCGTGCATCCCAGCAGGCCACAGATTTTTTCTGTCCGTCTAGGTTCACGCTTAGATAGCGATTTTTGACTCGATGAATCATCCTGCCCTTCAGCCAACCCGCGCCCATGAAGACCCTGACGCGGTCACCAGTGCGGATGTGGCTGAAATCAGCTGGGTCACGTTGCAGCCGATGCTGCTCTTTGTCGCTGGATTTACCCATAGATTTTCGAGAGGTTGTACTCGCAGATTGCCGTCATTGAGGTAATATGCCGAACTGCGACTTCGAAATCATGCCATTCGGCCTCTCTCCTTAGGAGTCTGCAATGCTCAGTGACAACTTCGGCCATCTCCATCCATTCCCTCCGGTCTTCAATGTGGATATTGACGGACTCCTCGACGATTTCGAGACAGTTCCACATGAGCCAGGTAGACGAGCACACCAGCGAATAGGCATGCAAGCTAGTGATGTTATGGATATTCATGTAAAAATCTTACCAATGAGGGCATCCAGGTCAAACGTGGGCTTGTCCGCTATGGGCTTTATTTTCCGTGCCGCTGCAGCACGAGTTCGTCCATCGACGCGATTCTGAACCGACTGTTTCCATTGTCTGTCATCTGCGCTAGCAGCTTCTGCATAGGCATTCGATTTGTAGTCGCTGAGCTTTTTGTACACCATCAAACGCATCAGTGCTGAAGGTGCCATTTTGCATTCATCAGCAAGCTCTTTTAATAAAGCAGCTCGATTTGGGTCCAAGAGGACTTGAAAATGGCGCTTGTTGCCGTGTGAACGTGACATTTTAGGAGAGGTAATAGGTGCGGGATTTGCCTGGGCGCTTGTAGAGTAGGCCTTTGTCAGACACGCTCCGTAGCGCTTGAGAGAGAAGTGAACGCCAGCGCTCTTGTGTATACGTGGCGCCGTTGGGCCGGAGCTTTTTGTCTTCGGCTGTCAGGGTGACGCAATCCTGAATGAACTTACGCGCTTGAGACCCAGTGAAGCTGTGGATATTGCGCTGTTTCAAGCTGGGGATCAAGACGCCAACGATGATGCGTCTGAAATCCTCGGTCGTGTGACTGCGCCGATATATAGGCGGATTCTCGACTATGGCCGCAGGTGGTTCCGACTTTTCCTGGGATGCGAATAACGCAATCAGGAAAGCAACGAGATTTTTGGCAGTGTTCACGGGTCTTCCGTGTTGTATTACAGAATTATTATATCATGCTGTAATACAGCAGACAATATCATCTCCAAGCGCGGCTGTTCCTAGTCCGCAATATGTGGTCAACCCAGCGCATGGAGTAGCCACGTTCTTTGGCAATTCGCTCTAAGTCTTTCACCGACCGAGCCCGACCAACTGCACGCTTCATTTCGCGTTTTTTCAGTTCCATTTCCTTCAAGATGATGTCTGCTTCTTCGGGGATACGGCTATCTAGAGGATGAGCGAATTGACAGTAGGGGCAAATCCTCAGGGTTGGACGGTGGACGCCATAACATTGTGGGCAGACACGCACTGGCATATCCGCCACAAGTCCTTTTCTCTCTTTGGTCCGGCCTTGCAACGACCATGAGCGGGCCTGCTCGGGCGTGCCAAAATTGGCAGAATTGCCAGCACAATCAAGGATTACAGCATGCTGTGTTGAAGGGCGCAGCGCACGCCCCACCTGCTGGAGATGCAACCCTAAAGATTGGGTCGGCCTAAGCAGGAGAACACAATCACAATTCGGGACGTCAAAACCTTCAGATATCAGGTCCACGCTGAGCAGTATTTGTATTGCACCATCTCGAAATTTCGCTACGATACCATCACGCATCGTTCTAGGCATTTTGCCTTCTATGGATGCGCATTGAATGCCCGCCTGCAAAAATTGCTCTTGAACCAGATTCATGTGAGCTACAGACACGCAAAAGCCGATGGTCTGTCGTCCAGCGGCAAGAAATCGCCAATTTTTAACTGCTGCCGCTACTATTTTGCGGTCACTGCATGCCTCTGCAAGCAGCTTACGGCTATAATCTCCGCCTTGTTTTCGTATGCCCTTTGTGTCGGCTTGACCTGGTGGGCAGAAAATCTTGTATGGAGACAAATAGCCGAGGCGCAAGAGCTGGCCAGCATCAGCACCAATCTCCATATGCTCGAAGACGACATCTAGCCCGCCACCGTCGAGTCGCTCAGGTGTGGCAGTGAATCCGAGCACCTTGGGGCACTGCAGCAGCTTTTCTTTCCAGGTACGGGCACAGGCATGATGAGCTTCATCGACAATCACCAAATCTTCACCACTGGGAACCCAACTTTGGATTGTAGTGACGTTGTCATCAGGCGTTTGCTCGACGAGCTCTCGGCGGTGAACCAGGATTTGTACGCTGCGGCCACTGGCACGGGCAGCCTTAGCAATCTCCGTAAATATACGTGTTTTGCCGCCACCTGTAGGCAATACACCGAGAATCCTGCTATGACTGCGCATAGCGACACGCAGCCGACTATATAAGTCTTGTTGATAAGGTCGTAGCATGAGTCTCTCTCACGTATCTACAATATAGCATAAACTGTAATAGATTGACAGATTCTGGCATCAGATGGTATGATAGCGGAGCACTTGCAGAACGCTTTGCTCCAACCAACCCACAACATTCCGGCACGCGATTATCGCAACAGACCGGAAATCAGCAGGTCCGACCTCGGGCATCTGCTTCGCAGCCCAAGACACTATTGGTCAAAGAAAATCGACCCAGCAAGGATCGAGACTTCTTACGAGACACCAGCAATGCGACTAGGAACCGCCGTTCACATGGCGGCACTCGAGCCGGACCGGTTTAGCAGCGGCTACGGCGAGGGTCCTATGGTATCTCGTTCGACCAAAGTGTGGAAAGAAGCACAAGCAGCGACTAAGGCAACCTTGTTGCCACCAGACGAATTCCGGCTCATCGCGGGAATCGTCAAGTCACTGCAGGACCATGACGCCGCGTCAAAAGCTCTATTCCGTGGGAATGGCTCAAATGAAGCCACTTTTATCACGAAAGATGCAGCGAGCGGCATTGGCATCAAATGCCGTGCCGACCGGGTCACGAGTGGCGGCTTTGTCGTCGACTTGAAGACCACGCAGGACGCCAGCGCTCGTGCTTTTGGCAAATCGGTGGTCAATTTCAACTACCACCTGCAAGCTGCTTTTTATATGCGCTGCATCGAGGCAGCTACTGGCACAATCCCAAAAGGGTTCGTGTTTGTGGCCGTTGAGAAGGAGCCACCTTACGCCTGCCAGGTATTTCTGGCCGACGATGAGATGCTCAGCATAGGCGCTAAGAAGATCGACGCTCTTCTACTACAACTCCGTTCACTCACCGAAGAATTCGGGACGACACCATGGCCGAGCTACAGTCAACAAGTCCAACCACTCTCGCTCCCAGAATGGGCACTGCGGGACCTGAGCTAATTCAGGCTCTCGTCACGTTCCATGCTGGGGTGCCTGTGATCACGAAGGCCACGGCCGCGCAGTATGGCAAGTTTGCCGATTTGGCAACCATCCTGGCAGCGCTTAGGCATCCATTAATGGGCTGCGGACTTACAATCACGCAGACCTTTGATGATGGCAACTTGGTCACGACTCTTTGGCATACTTCAGGCCAAAGCCTCAGTTCAACTGTCGAACTCGTTACGACTGGCGGACGTGGCAACGCACTCCATACTTGGGGTGGTGCTGTCACCTATCAGCGGCGTTATGCATTGCTGTCAATACTCAATTTGGCAACTGAAGATGATGACGCTGACAGCCAGGGTAATAGAATGACAGAGACAAGTACAGTCAGCAATGACGATTTCCTTTGACCGCACCAGGTATCTGACGCCAGCAGAATTGGTGGACCGCTGGAAAGAGCATCCTCTTCTCAGCGTCTCATATGTCACGCTTGCTCGCAGGCGTGCCGCCGGTAAAGAACCGGCCTACATCCACGCCGGTCACAATGATGACCGCATTTTTTACCACATCGACGTCATAGAGGCGTACGAAATCTCACGAGTTCCTCAAAATGCCTAGCTTCAACGCTTCACTCTTCAAGAACGACCGCAAAGAACGCGACAACCAGCCCGACTTCACAGGTCCTGGTGCCATTTCCAAAGATGATTTGCTCGCTATCACCGACATGGTGACTAAAGGCGAAGTCAACTTTGATGACAATGGCAGCGCCAAAATTCGCGTTGCTGGCTGGAAGAAGCAATCCAAGTCCGGCATCAGCTACATCAGTCTTGCTATCAGCCCTGATGACTACAACGTCCCTAAAAAGTCGGACGCCGTCAAGGACGCAGAGAAGCAAGAAGAGGACCTGTTCTGATGGCAACCGCTGTAAAGGGCGACAGAAGCTGGGATGAAGAGTTCCAGGCAAAAGTCACAGACCTGCATAAGGACTTCTGGGACCACTGGCTGCAAATGGACTACGACACCGTGCAGCACACCACCACCACTCTGGTAGGCATGCTGCCAAAGCTCGTTGAAATCTCGCATACGCGGGGCAAGCAGGGGCACAAGACGAAAAATGACGACTGATCTCATCATGGACTGCCAATTTGGCAGCACGGGCAAGGGATTGTTCGCTGCCTACCTGGCTGAGCGACATTCGCCTGATGTGATTGCGTATGCTCCCAGCCCCAATGCTGGGCACACGTTCTTCTATCAGGAGTTCAAGATTATTCACAAGATGCTCCCTAGTGGAGTTGCGAGTCCGAGTCTCAAGACGATTGTCTTGGGGCCTGGCTCCTTAATCGACCTGAATCGTCTGTACCGCGAGTTGACCAGGCTGGAAGATTACGGCATCCAACGACCGACCGTTTTCGTCCACGAGAATGCGGCTGTCGTTCAGGAGAGGCACCGCGAGGCCGAGAGCCAGGGAGGCACCGCTCCTGGGTCTACGAGGCAGGGCACGGGGGCCGCTCAGGCCGACCGCATCTTGCGCCGCCCAGGTATGAATATCGTCGCCGCGCACATGCTCGACCATCCGGTATTCGAATCAGGTAAACGGGTCCATTTGATTGGCACTCCTGAAATGCAGCGGGTCTACTTCGGTGCAGAACGCTTGCAAATTGAGTCTGCTCAAGGCTACAGCCTGTCCGTCTATCACGGCGACTATCCGCACGTCACTTGCAGAGACGTCACTACCGCATCTATCCTTTCAGATACGGGCGTGCCGTTTATGCGCCGTCTCAATGTCTATGGTACGTTTCGCACGTATCCAATCCGAGTTGCTAACCGCCCTGCGGATGGCGAATTCAGTGGCCCCACCTACGCCGATTCAAAAGAGATTTCCTTCTCAGATATCGGCAGGTCGCAGGAACTCACCACCGTTACCAGGCTCCCCAGGAGACTCTTCACCTGGTCCCAACAACAGGCCATTGAGGCCTGCTCACAAAATCGAATCGATGTCGCATTTCTCAATTTTTCACAATATCCGCCGACGTTTGCGGAATTTTGCCACATCTGGGAGTCTCTCTCTGAATGCACCAATGTCCAGTACCTCGGATTTGGCCCCCTTGCCAGTGACGTGTACAGAATCGGAGCGCCCGAGCTTGACAGGTCCAGAGTCGAGTCAATCTACGAACGATATAGCTCTACTGCAGGGCTTGATTGCTGAATGGGCCGACCAGGTGGTCCCCTGCCGCACCCCGCTGTCCACAGTCTCAAAGCTGCTGGAGGAGTTGGGCGAGTTGATCGCCAGCGACCGCATGAAAGACCCACAAGAACTGGCTGACGTCGCCATCCTGGTGCTCGACCTGTTCACGTTGCAGGGAATCGACATGGCCGACGCCGTGCGGACCAAGATGGAAATCAACCAGACCAGGCAATGGGTGGTCTCTGATAATGGAGCTGCAAGGCATGTCTGAAAATCTGCAACATCAGCCGAACGAAGCAGTTGACCGCAAGAAACACGAGGGTGCCCTAACCGGTGCTGCCGATTTCTTGAAGTCTCAGTATATAGGCCGATGGGGGATTGTCTGTACGGCCAAAGAGCAATCGATTGGCCAGCACATGTACAACGTCTGGCTTCTAACCCGGCAATGGGGGCCACTAGTCTTAGGCACGCCGACAGAACAGCGCATAGCCGAGGAGCTAGCATTAACTCATGACCTGGCGGAGATTCGCACGGGCGATTGCCCGACGCCATTCAAAACGCCAGACGTCAAGCAAGCACTGAATGAGTTGGAGATTTCGATCTACAACACTGTGCCTGCACCCGCAGCGGTCAAAGACTTAGTCAAGTTCTGCGACACTGCTGAATCCATCCTTTTCTTAAAGCTCTATGGCCTTGGACGACACGCTTATGAAGTCAGAGAGCTCCTCTGCCAGCAAATGTGGACTCGACTCGAGCGATCTCTCTTCAGCACCAGCGAACGGAACCTCCTCAGAGACTACTTCACCGACACATTCCATGACACCTGAGAATTACGAGGCAGCAAAAAGACTCTATGAAACAGGAAGACACTCTGCCCTCTCGATCGCGCGCTGTCTTACTGGCGTTTCTTTCCGAGAAATCGAGGCCGCATTTGAGTTCCCTGCGCACCCAGTCGATAACAGGCCTGAGTCCTTTAAGGAATTCCTCCGCAGTCAGCCCTGGGTGTGGCGCCCTGACAACCAGAACCCAACCGAAGCACCCTGGGAGCGTATCGCCCGTGAATACCACTAGATTCAAAGAAGAGTATCTGGTCGCCACCATGGAGCGGCTGATTGAGCTGACCGACAGCAAGGGTCGCGAGTATGCCAACAGCGACGACCAATTGGCTAACTTCAAGAGGCTTGCCACGCGGCTAGGCCTCAGCCCCGCGCAAGTGGCCATGGTCTACCTAACCAAACATTTGGACTCTATCGACAGTTGGGTCAGTAATCCTTATCAAGATTTATCTGAGCCCATCGACGGTCGCATAGACGACGCTATCCTGTATCTGATCCTCCTAAAAGCGATTTCCAATGAGCAGCATATCTGAGTATATGGCTCTGGCTGGCAGAGAGCCCCTGATGACTCCCGACGAAGAAATCGAATGCGGTCGCAAAATCCAAGCGATGAATGCTCTGTTGGACAAACCGGCCGACACACTCACCCGCAAAGAAAAATTCGTCATCAAAAGGGGGCAGCGTGCACGCGACCGCTTCGTCTTGGGCAACATGCGCTTGGTCGCGACCATCGCACGCAAATATTTGCATATGACGGACCACATGCACTATGCAGACTTATGTCAAGAAGGGGCAGTCGGATTGGCGCGTGCTGCTGATAGATATGACCCGACTCGAGGGTACAAATTCAGCACGTATTCATATTGGTGGGTGCGGCAGTCTATCAGCAGGTCGATTTCTGAAAAGGAGCGGATGATACGACTGCCATCCAATGTCATTGATCAGCTTGGTCATTTGCGGCGTCATTCGGAGAAAGCGCTCAGAACTGAAGGTGTTGTACCGCATTTAGATGAATCTCTAGAAGCAGTCAAGATGAAACGCGAAGCCTTCGACGCTGCGATTATGCCATATTATGACTGGGTCAGCACTGATAAGCCGATTTCGCATTCAGATGGCTGTACTTCAATAGGCGATGTTCTGGCCGATCCAAAGACTGAAGATGCGTTAGAGAAGCAAATGTTAAAAATCCCGTATCGGGCTGTATTGTCTGCATTAGAACGCATACCCGAGCCCAGCCAGCAGATGCTCCGACACTTCTATGGTATTGAAGGCGTAAGCCGACTAAATCTGCGCGAGATTGGCGAGCTATACCACGTCAGCCGCGAAGCTGTTAGGCAGAGGATAAATAAAGCTACGTTATCCTTAAGAGTAAGGACTGGTTGCTTCAATGACTCGATTGACGATTGATAATTTTACCGCGTTCTTCAGGTACTACCAGGATTTGCCGCACCAGCGGCTAGCGGTGGCGGAGTTGTGGAAATTGATGCCGGACTCCCTTTTGGAGGACGACGCAGGGTGGATCGAGTACTACCGTGATTCGGCTACAGATGATGGCACGGTCCAGCTCGGTTCGCACTACGTCAGCAAAGAGCAGTTGGCTGCAATCTGGAAGTGCGATTCAAACTTGATTGCAAACTACGAGATTGATGAACTCAACCTTTGCTTGGCGAAGTACGAGATCACGACGCCCCAGCGGATTAGACATTTCCTGAGTCAGACGGCGCATGAATCTGGGGGTGGGCGGTACAAGAAAGAGTTGGCAAGTGGTGAGGCGTATGAGTTCAGGGAGGACCTGCAGAATGACGAAGTGGGCGATGGACCTAAGTACAAGGGGGCGGGCTACCTGCAAACAACCGGAAAGTACAATTACCTGCGACTAAGTAACTACTTGAACGACCCGCAGGTTATGAATGGCGTGGATTATGTGGCGGAGAACTACCCGTTTACTGCTGCAGGATTTTGGTGGCAGGACAACGACATGAATGAATTGATTGACAACGGCGCTGATGTACTAGCCGTCACGAAGCGAGTAAACGGTGGTACGAACGGCCTGGCTGACAGGCAGCAGTATTACGACACCTGCATGGAGGTCATTTGACACAAAAAAGGGGGCCATGTGGGCCCCCCTCTTATTACCTGGTGAATTAAGCGGCTGCCTCCAATGCTTCGATGCGTTCCAGGGCTTCCTGCAGGGCTTTGGTAAGCAGCGGGATGAGCTTGGTCTGGTCAACGCCTTGGTACACAGGTTGCGTTCCAGTGGCTGTCCAGGTGCGGGTACGAGTAACCATTGTGGCTACACCGTCAGTCTCCACCTCTTCGGTGTAAGTCAGCTCTTCTGCTTCTGGTTCAACAACTGCTGTCTCAAGAACGGTGCCGTTGTAATCAGCAAGGGTGCCGATTGCTTCGGTTGCGTCTTTCGTTCCGCTTACGGCTTGCGGTACGTACTGTTGTAATTCGTGAGCAACGAAACCAACGTAACCAGTTTTATAAGCAGTATCAAAAGTAACTGGGTTTAGATTTTTGATAGTTGCACTGGCATTGCTTAGTGTAGCAACGTTAGTTTTAATTCTGTAATCAGAAGTCCCGATAACACTTCCATCGACGCCATGGTTAATTATGATTCCTCGTTGATCATCACGCAGAATTTTAATGGTTCCCTGTTCTAATGGAGTTGTGTCAATATCAGATGTAGGTCTTGTAAAGATACAACCAATTGCTTGACTACTACTGGCGTTGTAGTTTGATTGGATTTCAAATACAGCATTGCTGATGCCTGCCGCCGTGGTTGCGAAATGGATGCCTTGGTCTGTAGTCGTAATCCACTCTCTATCAGATGCGATGCTGTTAGGACCAATTTTCAACCTACCTCGGAAATAATTTGGTGCGTTGCCTGCGGCGTAGAAATTATACGCAGAAGTTGCGTGAGTGGTATTTACTGTAGAATAAAAACCATAAAGTTCAGGAGCTGAAGTAAATGGTCTACTTTCAAAGCTAAACCCATAACAAGCTGTATCTACTGAAGGAGATGTGCCTGAACGGACTCGTGATAAGAATCCAGTGTAAGTGTTAGGTATTGTCACATCAGTAGAGACATCTGACAACATGTTGTAAATATTTTTACCAGGATTAGAACACTGAATATCAGTTGCAATCCCGATTAAGTAATCTTGACCACTGGGTAATGTATCCTTAATATCTAATTTAGTGCTGGTTGCGATGGCAGGGAAACCCATTGTTCCAGCACTGACTATGAAAGTACCATTACCGTGATTTGTTTGTAGTTGGAGGTTATCTATGTTAGTCGAGAAAATACCGGTAGGTATTAACAAAGAATTTCCACCCGTTATCTTGACGCCACCTGCGTTCTCGGTGAGACCTTTAAAATAATTCGGCGCGGTACCTTCGGCGTAGAAGTTGTATGCATATGGGTTTGTAGATGTTAATCCACCAAAAAATCCATAGGAAGGTTTAGTACGTGTGCTATGTGAAATACCAGATGCTTCGTAACCTTTGATAACTTCAATGTTGTCTAGTGCTAAAGGTTTAGAATTAGCCCTAAAGATTGAAAGGTCAGCGATAGCGCCAGTGCCACCAATGCTAGTGGTATAGCAAGATGCTATACCAGTGGAGTCAACGTTAATATCGCCACTTACACTGGCGTAATATACGTTACCGCTAGGAAAAGCAGTATCGAGATCACCAGTAATTTGAATAACAGCTGAATCGCCAGTCTTTGCCTCAAAATTTGATCTACCGGTTGCCTTGACGCCATCACTAAACTCGCCCTTGCCGGTACCAGCATCAAGCGTAATCTTGTCGGTGCCGAGGGTTAAATTCCCCGTCATGTTGTCGCCGTCTACCTTGACAAAACCGTTGCCATCAGGGTCGCCAGGAATCGGGATCCATGCAGAACCGTCCCAGTAGACCAAGTTTCCTTCGGTCGTGTCGTAGAAGATGTCGCCAATATTGTTGCCGCTGTTAGGTGGGTTTGGCCCGCTAGGTAGGTCGCCTGCAACGCCAATCTCGAAGATTGATCCAGCGGCGTCCTTGGAGTAAAGCTTTTTGTCCGCGATGTTAAGCGCTAACTCGGCAATCTCGATGTCACCGCTGGCGGGTAAGCGCCCCGATACATTCGAGTTCTTGATTTTGATGACAGTCACGCTTATGCAAGCAAAGGATTACCCGACATGCGCGGGCTCCTTACATTCTAGAACCTGCCGCCGTTAACATCTGGTTCGTTCTCCCAGGCTTCGCCGTTATAAACCAAGACATCTTGCGAATCGCCATCAACAACATTGACGTTGGCCAAATCACCCAGTTCGACGGTGCCAATCGCGTGCCAGTAGACACCGCTCCAGGCATAGAGCACATCCCCGAGGGTGGTATTTTGCAAGCTGCGGAAGCTGCCATCTACTGGTTGCCCTGATGTCGATGGGAAATCAAGTGCCATAGCTAGAACGTGCCTCCACTAATTATAGTTGTCTCTTCCCATCGGTTCAGGTTGTCGTTGTAAATCAGATATGCCTCGTCGATTTCCTGCACGTCTACGTCGAGGAAGTCGTTGAGGTTTTCGATGGTTGTCGTACCAATGATGCTTGGGGCGACGTAATCCTCAGCAGTGACAACGACTGGATATACCCCGCCGTCAAAGTTCAGCTGTGATTCCCAATTGCTGGTACCTGCGTTGTATTGCAGGAATGCCTTGTCGGTGTTGGTGGCGTTTACATCGTTGAGGTCGTTGAGGTTCTTGGGCTCTACTACATCGAGCGGAGCCGGTGGGGCGATAGCGTTAAAGACACCAGCGAACGTACCAGAGTCGATCAGGGTTGAAGATTCCCATCGCAGGTTGGCGCTGTTGTAGCGGAGCAACGCACCAGCGAATTTATCTGCTTCGACGTCGTCGAGGTCATTGAGGAACTTAAGGGTTTGGACTGGGGAATCGCCGCTGCCAGTTAGTCCCGACTCAGGTGTTGCGGGCACCCATTGCGCGGTTTGGTCGGAGCCTGCTTCTTCTTCGTACCAGATGAAAAGACGACCGGATTCTGTATCCCACCAAAGTGCGCCGCTTGTTGCGTTACTAGGTGGGGTGTCACCAATGGCAACTGTGGCAGCATCTGGGACGTTGACCCACTGGCCAACATTGCCGTCGTACTTGAGTATTTGACCGTCTTGTAGCGGCTGGCTAGGGGTTGGGACAGTTACATCAAGCAGGTCGTTGAGGAACATCGCCCCACCGCCACCGCCACCGCCGTCGACGGTGTTGATGTGTTGCCAGCCTGCGACCTCACCAGCCGAAAGGATCCAGTCGCCGATTGTGAAGTTGGCGCCCGTGACATCAAGCAGGCTGACGCCAGTACCTGCAACAACGCAGACGCCGTACGCACCAGCGTTAATGTCAGTTGCTGTTGGGATTGGATCACCAACGGCCAGACCAAGTGGTGCGCCGTACTGCGTGATCGAGGTGATTGTTGAGTTGGTAGCGTCGAAGGTAAAGGCGAACCGCAGGTTTTGCTGCTGCAGTAGACCGAAACCAACTGGTAGCCAGATATTCTGTGGTCCCGATCCACGGGAGTAGACGCGAAGCTGGGCAGTAGATGGGGTATACCAGAACTGGCCCAGGAAGTCCCCTTGTCCTGGAAAGTCTTCCTGCATTAAGCAGGTGGCATAATCGTCGATCTTTGGTCCGGTGATCGAACCATCTTCAATGCGGTTAGTGCCGAATTGACCAGTGGTGATGATGCTGGCGTCTAGACCTGGGACTTGCGACGGTGTTAGTTGCGTGTTCCCGCCGGTGACATGTCCGAACGCGTCAATATTGACGGACACCAGGTCATTCGTAGCAAGAAAACCAGTTATTTCATGTCTAATTTCTCCTGTTGCGCTGACACTTAAGGGGTTGTTATCGGTGGTAGGGACGCTGACACCGCCAAGCTCAGTTGTGCTAGCAGGGGGCAAGTCATTGCCGACAAGTGGGACCGTATTGGTGATATGGCCGTGTTCGTCATAGCTAATACCACTGCGGGTGGCTGCGCTAACCAATGTCAGGTGGTCGATTTCACCCAATGGGCTAACAATTAAACCGCTGCCAGGTGGAACACTGATACCGCCAATCTCTGATTCGGTGGCGGGCGGCAGGTCGGGGCCGACCAAAGGGACAGAACCCGTGATTAACCCTTGGGTGTTGTAGCTAATTCCGCTGGTTGTACTAGGGACGACAGAGTTGGTGATGCCAACATTGGTGCCGTTATTGTCTATCCCGCGATCAAAAGTATCGTTTGCAAATTTGCTCGGTCCTATCGTCGCGTCAGCAATCTTTGCGCCGTTTATGCCGTTTGCAATCTTGTCATTTGTAATTGCAGCGTCAGCAACTTTTGCTGTAATAACTGCGCTATCGACAATTTTGGAACTTGTTACAGATAAATCTGCAATCTTGGCTGTATTGATAGCCGAATCAACAAGGATTGTTCCCGGTAAATCTGGTTCTAATTCTTCTGGCGTTATCGTGTTATCGGCAATTACCGAACCTGGCAAATCATCATCATTAAGTGATAACTTATTAACCGTAACGGACGCATTGGCGAGGTTAATGTTGCTAACACCACTGTTTTGGATGACCCGGTCATCAACAGAGTTTGTTGCCAGGGCACCATTATCAACAGCACCAACCCGAATGGCTGCCGTATCCACGCTGGAATTGGCAAGCTCAGACGCTCCAACCGAGTTGGTGGCAAGTTGAGTTGCCGTAACAGAGTTAGAACTTAGCTTTGCGCCAGGTATATCACCGTCTCTAATGTCTAGCTTTTGATATACAACTGCGCCGTTGGCAATATTGTCGCCATTGACCCCACCGTCTTGGATGACCCGCGAATCGACAGAGTTCGTCGCCAGGGCGCCATTGTCCACAGCCCCGACCTGAATGGCTGCAGTATCGACGCTGGCATCAGCTAGTTCAGACGCACCAATGGCGTTTGGGGCGATAACCCGTGCCGTCAGTGTATTTGTAATTAACTTCTCATCAGCAATTGACCCGTCAGCTATGTCATCACCGCTGATGCTGTCACTGTTGAGGATTGACCAATCCAGCTTGTTAGGGTCGACTGAGCCGTCAGGCAATGCGGCGAGTCCGGCTATTATCAGATCGTCCGATCGGATCTTCTTTGTCTCGACCATCGAGACATCTGCAATCGCAAGGACGTCTGCACCGCTTAGCTGCCCCTGCGACAGAGGCGGTAACTTGCTAATTTCGGTGTCTGGCATGTGCCGCCTTTAGTCAACCATTATATAGATTCTACTCGGCTATGATTATGCGACTCACGCCGTCTTCCTTGAGAATCAGGCTTACACCGTCTTCCTCTAATAGGTATGCAGGCGGAATACCAGTGAGAAGCTTGAATTGACCAGTGGTCACGAATTGAATGGTGGATGTGATCGCTTCAGCGGACGCCACATTGATGGATGCACTAGTAACAATGCACTCTGCCTCGTACCAGACCGAATTAACTCCAGGGTCTCCATCCCGAAAAACGAAGAACCGACCAAAGAAATCAGCGCCTTGTGTAATACGAATGCAAAGCTGCGCTAGATAGGCCACAAACTCAACGCCGTCATCACAGATGTCAGGATCGCAGAGTTGGTATCGATGCTCCCAGAAACACTCGATTGTTCCTTGCCCTGAAATCAAGCCTGCCTCATACTGCTGGACAAACTGACTGCCCAGGATTGTTGTATTAACGGTCTCTCTTTCAGTCGTAAATTCGTATGAGGTGATCTTTGCAAGTGGGGTAAAATTATCTCCCCTTGTACGCATCGTCAGTTCTTGTTTGTCGGGCCAATCAACCAGTTCAATCGCTTCACTGCGCTGACCTTCGACTGCTTTTTTAAACGAATCGAACAGGCGGATTCCGCCCAGGGCATCCATAAAGACATAACCGCGCCAGTCAGGAAAATCGTGCCCTTTGACTAGGTGCAGATTAGAACCGTCTTTGCTTTCAATATCGACTTGGTCGCCCGTTATAAACGTTCCAAGGAAATCCTCTTGCGGACTGAAACGGCGCTTCTCAACAGAAACATCGCCGTCTAGCAGCGTCATGTCTGCCGCTTGGCCTGCGGTCCGCTTTAATTCAATCCCGCCAGAATCGCCAAGATATACCGTCATAGCGAATCAATACTGCCACTCGAACGGCGCTCCATGCGCTTCCCATGAGATGTCGGCACTGACTACTTCACCAACACTGCAGGTCATCGCAAAGCTTGTGATATAGGCATACATCTGAGTTTGGCGTGATGCTTTGCCCTTGCCTCCAGGCAATGCAAGCTTGATTAAAACCATTGTTGGCGCTTGTGCGCTGCCGCCAAAATTAGGAGTATCAGGGTTGTTCGGGCGCCCAATTTTGACCAGATCATGGCCCAACAAATGCACGTTGCTGCTATTTAATGCCGACTCTTCGTAGTACAACAAAGAGGCTTGGCCGGTCGTAGACCGGATGCCATTCAAAATAGTCTTATCAACATCAGAAAGGCAGGTGGTATCAAGCGTTTGCTGTTGCGTGGTGTATGACCAGTTCTTCAGTCTGCCAACCGGGAAATAGTTCGGGTCACCCTCGCTGGCAATTTCTAAGCTGCCGTGTTGCCCTGAGAAGTACATAAGGGGTGCTGACCAATATCTCTATTTTAGGCCCCGTATAAGAAGCCAGTGAACTGCACTTGCACTGAGCTGATGCCTGGGTAAACGCTTGTGACCTGGGGCGCATCGCTATATCGCCACCGTAAAAGACCTCTGCCGTTTTGGAGGCTTCCTACTAATTCAGCATTCATGCCTTGAAAGGCAGCGTTGTTGTCGAAGACCACGAAGTCATCACCAAGCACCCGCGCGTAATGCTGCAAGATCTCAGAGGCGCTACCGTCATTGATGTTGGCAAAATTCAGCGTCAGTTCTGCATTGACGAAGTTCTGCCCATACTGCACAAACGAAACTGCACCATTTCTGGCTTCAAACTGTGTTTCTGGTAGCCTCCCCGGCTTATACGTCCTACTAGTTGGAATGATGTAATCAGGGAACGGGTGCATGACCGTCATTAGTAGACCTCCTCAACAAAGTCGCTGTCTGCATCCCAATCTAAAAGCAGCAGTTGACCTCGATCATTTAACGGTGATGAAGACCCAGTAACTTCGACCAAACCGTCATCGGCATAGCTCAAGCTTTCGCACTTGTAGACACGGGCTTCAGTCTTTTCTGTCTTCTGACAGAACAAGCACCCAAAGAGCTGGGATTGCGTAACCTTGTTATTCCTGACTGCTGTGGTCATACTGCTAACTTCCGTCGAGCCTGGCTTCCAATAAACAACATCAATGACAACGCCCTCCCCAATTGGTTCACTGGTAGTGATGTTGCCCTCAAAATCAACGCTGCCGCTAGTAAACCGGTCAGTGTGAGTGGACTTGCTAGCTACCCGGAAATACTCGCCAGGTTCCAGGTTCATGGCCGATTGTGGTGTGGTCTCGAACTTGATGCCATGGTCCACAAGTTGCCTCACTTTTAAGGCGTACCGCAAGAACATCCGGGCATGATTCTCTGATGTCATAAACCCGCTGCAATCAAACTTTTCGATGGGGTCGCTGTCATTACCGCCCTCAGCATTGGACAGCCGCATCGTCATTGTGCGTAGCTCAGGGAAGGCGTTTCTTTTCTCTTTGCGGAAAATACAGACGCCGATAAATGGTTGACGCTCTTCAGGTGTCAAGAAAGAGATTTGCATCCCTCTCATGTTTCCATCCGTGAAGAGGGCTTTAATTACAGGCTTCTGGTTTCTCGCCATCTTGTAATCACCGCCATACGGAACTGATGGCAGTAAGGCAAACTTGCCGCCTTTAATTGTGAAATCCAACAGCATGTAAGCGGCATTCTCAAAAATGAACTCTCGCAGGTTCTGCCCTTCTGTAATGATGCCGTCCCAGAAGAAACCGTTTGCTTGGCAGAATCTGGCAGCCTTCTCCATTGCGTCACGGTCAACAGATGCCGCCCCAATAAGCTCACCCGCCCCAAAGTCTTGATCAGTCAGCAGGTGATAAGCAATTTCTGGGAACAGATGGGTGGCTCCTTTGGTGCCAACAGTGCTTGATGTATCGGACCGATCAAAAGGCGAAGGCGCTTTATCACTAAACAAACGCTCCACCATGTGCCCGTGTTGGATGTAAGCCGACAGGCTGTTAAAGCTGGTCCATTCCTTGCTATTAAGTAGCTTGATGCCTGTCAGCGCTAGCCCTGGATACTTGGGAATCGGGCTTTCACTTCCGTCTTGCCCTGCATTGGGGTCAAACTGCTCAATCAACTCATTGCAGAACACAATTGAATGCTCCGGGCCATTGGCATGGCTGCTGGTGTCAGTGTTGTTGATGTAATAATCACAGATGGCATTAAGCGGGCTGTAATTTGTATTTGGCTGGGTAAAGTCCCAGAAGCGTTCATTTACATCATCGTTGCTAACATCAGGCTCATCAAGATCTTGACTCGGCAATCGAACCTCAGTTATTTTTACTCTATTAATAGGTGTCCCTACAATCTCTGCGAACGTGTTGGCTTTATAGCCATTACCGCCCTTCGACAGTTTCCAGGTGTAAGCATCTTTGGCATCTGAGTCAAAAGATTTATCTGCTACATAATGCGTGACTCTTACCTCTGCAGAATCCCTGTTGCCTTCTTTTAAAGTATGGGGTGATGTTTTGCCTTCTACCTCGCCAACAACACCACGCTCAAATTTCTCAATTGACCATCTACCGTCCTGGCCTCCTTCCAGCACTTGACGGGCGATCTCCCAGGTGTCTGGTTTTACGACTTCTATAGATTTATCAATAGACCAATATTCGTACCTTAAGGGCTTATTTTCAAACCTAAGAATGCTAAATACCCTGTACCACTCACCTTTGATTCGACCAGTTTCCCCAGGGTATGCACCATCAACGGTGTATTCATACCCATCGCTTGCATATAATGTGTCTGTGGGATTTATTGTGCCTTTATATTCAGAGTCCCACCAAATTTGCAAGGCGCCATTGCTGCCTGGGCGCAGGATTGCTCCGTATTTCATGGAGTTTTTTACAGTCCCCGTTGAGGGTGGGCTTGGCCAATCAATCTCACGGCGAGAGCCACCGTCCTGGATCCTGCCGCCTTCTTGGTCCTGGTGTTTTGTAGAGCCTCTTTCCCATACAACCCCACCGCCAGGGCGGAAAGAATTTTTATTGTTCCCGTTGCTAACACCTAGAAAAACGCCGCTGCGATAAAACTCATTGTTGCCAGTTGTGGTATTAACCCTCATGCCAGTATTAACGGAAACAATTCTGTTCTTGTTATCGCGAGAGGCAACATTAAATAATTCGTCTTGCACTAAAACGGTCTCAGTTCCGCCTGCTTTTACGCCTCCTGTTCGTTCATACTGTCTAAGACCGGTGCTGTTCTGAATCCAGCCAGAATCATTTCTAGTTGTACTAATTACCAACACACCGTTCCAGTAATAGTTATAGATGCCGTTCTCAAGCACAACACCATCCTCACGGGTAAGGTTGCCCTTATCGTCAAACATGTCATAGGCTTTTTTGGTCTCACCCCATCCACTGGGGATTATTGCATCTTTTAATTCGTCTGTTCTGTACTGAAGTTCACGACCGCCGCCGCCTATAACATTGACGAATTCCTTGGGTATATCCTGCCCTTTAATCTCGCCGTTCCACCAGAATGTATACAGCCCGGTGACATGGTCTTGCTTGACCATTGCTTTAGTTTCCTTGTCCGTATTCCAATCCTTGCCGAGAGATACCTTGCCGGACTTGGTTTTAGGGATAGGGTTTCCGTCGCTATAACTGCCAAGCTTTGTCACCGGGCCTACGTCTTTTGCTGCATCAGTATTTTGCCCGGTATAACTGAAAATCCATTCAGGATTAGTGACATCCTGTAAGGTCAAAGTATCTTGAACGCCGGTATAAAAAATCTGATACCCATTAGGGTGCATACTTGTTTGGCTTAGCCCTGAACCTTTACGGCTTAACGCTCTGCCGTCTAGCAAGTGGACGTCAATACCGCCTGAGCGGGCGTCACCATAAAACTTAGATCCTGGCACCGGCACGATTTCAAACTCATGCTGCCCTTCGTTATGTTTGATAAATAGCGTGTTGAAAACGTATTCAGGGCTTACACCACGAACCGCAAAGGCTCGCCCATCGTTAATGTCTTGCCAAACTGCCGCATTCGCTTTACGGGCATAGATCCTGAAGAATGAATACCGCTTCGTGTACTTGGTAACGGTGCCAAGGTTGATGCTGGAGTTTGCTTCTTGATACCGGTCGATTGTGTCGCCGTCAGGATGCGCGTTGAAATTTGCTGTGTTTTGACATTGGCGCCAAACCTCTGACCTAATCCCAATCTCTGTGGCATCACATCGCCTAGTATTACTTAACGAAGCAACCGCTAGCTGTTGCACGCAACCCCGTGACCACGGTCCCGTGACTTCTTTATCCTCATATTTAAAGTCTGTCTGGTCTAATTTGCTTTGGGTTCCTGCAATAGGAATGTCATTATCACTTCCGCCGCCAGGTAATTCATCTGTGATTTTAAATGTGTATTTAAGACCGTTTTCATCCTCTGGCGCGAATTGCTTTTCAGGTCGGTTTATACAGATGGCACGGCAAGTGCCGAGCATATATTCCTGGCCCTCTTGGAGGATCTCGTCAATCGTAATTCTGGTTTCGTCTTGGGCTTGCAAAACATCAGCAGTCCCCCAAGGTGAAAACTTATCCGTTTCAATACGGGAAGCTGACAAGTAATAAACAGCCTCAGTATTATTGGCGCTAATGATTCCACCGTACCGGCTGAAATAACGCATGACCTTGTCACGCTTCATTGTCGAGTCTTCGGCCTGCTGTTCTAAATTATTGTCGTCAATATCGCCTGACGGAACTAGCACCAACTCATACGGCACCAAGTACCGAAACCCATTTGGCAACGGGTTAAATAAGCCGAAGCTAGTTCTTGATGATGGTGTCCTGGTACCTGAAAAGTGCTTACGGAATGCGCCATCGGGAGACCAGAAAACACTGAACGCGTCGTTGCCGTCTGAGTTAATAGCCAACTTGGTGTCTTCGTATTGATCACCGTTAGTGCCGTCTTTTAACCGGTTGTTGCCACGGTCGCCCAGGTTGCAGAACAGTTGCTGCTTGTATTGAGAGAAATCGCGCAACATCAGATCGCCAATGGCGTAACCCTCGTAATCAGGCTTCTCCCGCAACTTTCCAGCGCCGAGCATCATTACGGCTAGCAGCGTCTGGGTCGTCCCTGCTGTAATCATCTGGGAAAACAGCAACTGCGTATCAACCCGAATGCCCCCAGCTTTATTTGACTGGTCGGCAAATACCAAAGGGATAGTTTCCCCGAGGTTCGCTAACGACTGGACGCTGTCAAAATTGCTTGCTTTGGTGTAACGGCTTCGCCCTTGTGACCCCTCAATATCTAACGCGCCTAACCGCGTCTTTTGTTCTGGCTGGCTTGGGGCCTTTGGCTTTGGCGCTAACAATGCGCTAATTGCAGTCAGCGCAATGCCGACAACAATGTTGACGACCAAAGCCGTAATTGAAACATTCTGAATATCTGGAATCCGTTCAAACTCTTCTGGGCGTTCTTTTATAAAGTCGTGCGCGTTAGCTATAAATTCCCAATACTCATCCGCCGTTATCCCTAACTGTTCGCATAGGTCTACTTCATACGGGAGGAGTACAGCCCGACGACCTGAAGGGCGCCGATGGGACTCCAGATTGCCTCCGACCCGCTGAAGTGAATCCATCCATCCTCAAAAAATGACGCCATGCCAAGCCCCAACGGACCATGACAAAGCGCGACTGTCGGTATTCTAGGCTCCTCTACTTTCTGTCCCCAACGCTCCAGCTCTTCCTTAAATATTGAGGTATCGCCTCTTTTTATTCGCCGGTACCAATCACGTGTTGGTTCTGGTGTTTCGACACCTTGGAATGCCAACACCGCTTTTGCTAGTGATAAACAGTCAGCCGCCTCATGCTTTTCGGGTGTCGCCCCAAGCCTGTATGGCAAGCCGATCAGTTCGTAAGGGTGGATCATCCGGCGTTAATACTTGCGGTAACAGGTAAACGACCTACTAATGCTTTGGTTAATACCCGAGTCGGGGCATTCGCTCCAACGGCATCTATCCCGCTGCTCAATACAACCTCAAGCGTTTCATAATCATACGTCATCGTGGCAGCCAGCCATTCTTCAGTTGTTAATGTCCGGGTCTGCGGGGTATAGCCAGACTCAATAACGACAGAGTGAACACGAACATGCTTCCGCTTCATTACTGCCGACCTTGCCGCGTCTTGGCTTAATGCGTTAACAGACAGCACCAGGGCAGCCTCTAAATTGTCGCCAGTCCTGCTCTTTGCTGCGCCCTGGTAGATAAAACTCAGGTACTTATATCCAGGCGTTGCTTTGTACGAGATCGTTTCGCCTGGGGCGTAGTTTTGGTAACGGTCAGAAACGTCCTCACTCCCGTCATTTCTAATGCGGTAAACCTCGATAAAATTGCAGAGTTTAACGTATGCCATGGTTTACATCCCCAGTTTTGCGCGTTGTGAGCGAGAGTTTTTAAGTGTATTCATTGCACGGGCTTGGCCTTGTTTGGCACCGGCTGCAACAAGTGCAGGCGCCTCAGACCTAGGGATGTATTCATCACCATTGAAGTTTAAGGTAGGTCCGTTGTAAGTAACGTTGGCAGCCATTGGCGCCATTGCTGCAGCGGCGGTTGCGTTGCCTGCGCTGTAGCGACCCATCGCACCTGACGCACCACCGTGGTGATCAATAACCGTTTCTTGCGGGTGCAAGATTGCTGGGAAGCCGCCGCGTCCGTCAATGCCCCCTGACCTCGGTGCATTCCCCGTAGGACCGCCTCCCGCATAGCTAGGTAGCTGAATGATGCTGTTGAAATCGCTCGGATTATTCCAGCCACCACCTCCGCCGCCGCCGCCGCCAAACATGCCGCTAACCAAGCCAATCACTTTCATATAAAGCCACTCTTGGATCATCTTCATCGCCATATCCAAGAACGCGTCAGCAATATTCTTGAACATATCGCCAAGGGCTTCGTCTGCGCTTTTACTGCCATCAATGACTGACCTAAAAGCTGATGTAAACGCACCAGAGAT